TCTAGCCGAGCGTGGGTTGCGACACATCACATTTGAAACCAACGGCACTCAAGAACTTACACGAGAGTTTAGACAATACTTGTCTGATTGGTTTGGAGAGATTACTTTCTCTATCAGTCCCAAACTCAGCGTAAGCGGTGAAACGTGGGAAAACGCTATCAAACCCGACATTGTCTGGGACTATGAAACATTTGGCGTTGCGTATCTCAAGTTTGTGGTTGAAAAGCCCAGCGACTTTGATGAACTAGATCGTGCTGTGGCCGAATACCGTAGTCGCGACTTTTCTGGTCCTGTGTTTGTGATGCCTGTGGGAGGTGTAGTGTCAGTGTACAATGGTAATCGAATCAACGTGGCAGACGAAGCACTCAAGCGAGGCTACTGGTACAGTCCAAGATTGCATGTGGATATCTGGGGCAACGGTTGGGGGAAATAATAAAATAAAGGAAAACATAATGGGACTATTTGATATTTTTAAAAAGAAAGTACCTGGACCACCAGCACCGGCTGTGCCAAAAGTCAAGTCTAAGAAGGTAGAAAAGACCGACAAAGAACTAGCAACAGAAGCTGGCGAACCGTATGTTGCAGTGCTGCGCATGGATGTGGATCCGGCAAATCTGCATCAAGGTGCATTTGAACTAGACTGGAATGAAATCTTTATTTCTCGCCTGGTCAAAGCAGGTTACATGATCAAAAAAGATGACACTGATACCGAAATTGTAGATCGGTGGTTTCAGAATGTGTGCAGGCATGTGGTCATGGAAACATGGGAACAAGAAGAAGCAATAAAGAAGAGTGGTATATGGGTTAGAACCACAGACATTGGCAACGGGCGTAGTGAAGTATCATGATTTTTAATCATATCAAGCAGCTCAAGGCAGATGGCAAAAAGATTGGAATTGTTTTTTCGTCATTTGACATGTTTCACGCTGGACACATTGCTATGTTGAGTGAAGCTAAGAATCACTGCGATTATCTTATTGCTGGACTACAAACTGATCCCACAATAGATAGGCCTAACACTAAAAACAAGCCAGTGCAAACTGTGGTAGAGCGTCAGATACAATTAGCAGCATGTCGGTACGTGGACGAAGTTGTGGTATACCAAACTGAACAAGATCTTTCAGACCTATTGCTTATTTTACCAATCGATGTACGCATCCTGGGTGTTGAGTACGAAGGTAAAGACTTCAGCGGCAAACTAGAATGCGACATGCGAGGAATCAGACTTGTGTTTAATTCTCGTAATCATAGTTTCTCCAGCAGCAGCCTGCGCAAACGTGTAGTAAGTGCCGAAACTGTAAAGACTCTTAAAGAATGATCTTGTATGTAAATGGCGATAGTCATGCTGCTGGTGCCGAAGCAGTTGTTCCTTACGGCTGGGCCCAAGATGACGGCTTTTATTGGGGCATGGGCAAACAGCCACACCCGGACAACTTGAAAGCCAGCTTTGGCTGCGAACTTGCTAATCACCTGCATGCTATACTAGAATGTGATGCACAGTCAGGTGGCGGAAATGACAGGATCATCAGAACCACAAAAGACTGGATTCAACAAAATCCCAACAGACTAGCTGACACGTTTATGGTAATACAGTGGAGCACTTGGGAACGTGAAGAATGGCTACACGATGGCGAGTACTGGCAAGTCAACGCGTCTGGCTGGGATCAAGTACCGCCAGAGCTACAAGATCAATATCGGCAATTTGTAATTGACGTTGACTGGGTCAAGTGCACAAAAAAAGCACATCAGGCCATATGGGAGTTTCATTGCTACCTTAACAAGTTAAAAATCCCACACTTGTTTTTCAATGCCAACAGTCACTTTGGTGGCTTGCATTTGGAAAATAAAGTAACGGTTCCTATAATTGAACAACAATACAATTGGGACTGTGCGTACATTGGACCGTACCATGTTTCTCAAACCTACCACAGTGTGCTAATAAACAACAGATTTGAGATGATAAATCCCAAAGCATACCATTTTGGTGCAGATGCCCATTGCTTTTGGGGAGAATACCTGTTACAATACATTAACGACAACAACTTGATTACAAAAGAATGAAATACATCATAATTGACACGTCCAACATGTTTTTCCGTGCGCGGCATCAAGCACATCGTGCAAGCGATACCTGGACCAAGCTGGGCCTTGCGTTACACCTGACTTTTATGAGTGCAAACAAGGTAGCACGTGATCTTGAAGCAGACCATGTGGTATTTGCGCTAGAAGGACGCAGCTGGCGCAAAGATGCTTACAGTCCTTACAAGTCCAATCGTGCTGTGGCACGTGGCAAAATGAACGAAGCAGAAGCCGACGAGGACAAAATGTTCTGGGAGACTTATGATGCAATGACCAGCTACCTTATCAACAAGACTAATTGCAGTGTGCTGCGTTGCGCCACTGCTGAGGCTGATGATATCATTGGTCGATGGATTGATCTGCATCCTGATGACGAACATGTGATTATAAGCTCAGACTCGGATTTTGTGCAAAAGATTGCACCCAATGTCAGACTCTACAACGGCATCAATGATCACTTGTTTGATGTTGATGGAGTCACTGACAACAAAAAACGTAGGCTTGCTTTTGAAATCAAAAGCGACAGCAAGATCCGTGTGGGCAAGCCTGACCCTGAATTTGTAGCACCTAAAGATTATCAGCAATGGGTGTTGTTTATGAAATGTATGCGCGGTGATCCGGGAGACGCCGTGTTTTCAGCGTATCCCGGTGTGCGTGTAAAAGGTACTAAGAATCAGGTAGGATTAACAGAAGCATTTGAAGATCGCAACAAGAGAGGCTATGCCTGGAACAACATGATGCTACAGCGTTGGACTGATCATAACGGCGAAGAACACAAAGTACTAGACGACTACGAACGCAATCGCATGCTGATTGATCTCACAGCACAACCTGCAGACATCAGAAACACTGTGGATGCTGCTATTCGCGAACAAGTGAGTCACAAGGACGTGGGCATGGTAGGTGCACACTTTATGAAATTTTGCGGCAAGTACGATCTTGTCAAACTCAGCGATTATGCAGACCCTATTAGTCGCTGGTTAAATTCAACATACCAAGGAGTATTAAAATGACTGAAGACAAAATTGAAGCCAAGACAGTTATCCCAAATCAATACTGGATACTTAAACAAAACAATCACAAGGTTGGACAAATTGAAGTTGGAGAACACGGTGTCACAGTAAAGATACAAGGGCAAGTTGCTGGTTACAAAACCATTAAGATGGCCATTCGTGCAGCCAACATTGAATTTAACAATACTGGCACAATCACCAATACGTGTACAACAATAAACACTGTGCATGGTTATGAAGTATCAGGTCAAATTTACAATCCTGTATGGGATGTAAAACATCGGCTGCCGTTGTTTACACGTGACACTAAAAGCAAAAGCTGGTTTGCAGCTGGTTGGTATATGGTCAAACAACACCGTAATTGGAAAGCTGTACAGCATCCTAAACTTATTACCTTGCAACGGTATGCGTACCAAGGTCCATTCCACTCTAAAGGAGAAGCTAATGTCAAATCCATTTCGTGATCAAGAAAAATTTATGAAAGCCTGCGACCAGTCAGTAGGAACTTTTAACAACGCACAGTATAAATTGTACAGTGACCTGATTAAAGAAGAATTCACTGAGTTTAACGAAGCAGTTGCAGTTGGCGATCGTATTGAACAGCTAGATGCATTGCTGGACATCCTTGTTGTTACTATCGGTGCTATCCACAGCGGCGGATTCAAAGGCGAAGCAGGATGGAAAGAAGTTATGGCAACTAACTTTGCTAAAATTAACAAAGAAACAGGCAAGGTGCGCAAGCGTGAAGATGGCAAAGTCCTCAAGCCACTGGGCTGGACTGCACCTAACCTTGCACCATATGTGCTTAAAGCAACACCCAACTAAAGGAAAATAAAATGAGCTTGCATATTAATCGATTTGTGGATTCAATAAAAGCACATGAAGCACGTGGGCAAAAAGACTTTACTATGAGCTTGCGAGACGCCAAAGATCTACATGCTGACATTACCAAGCTGTTGTTGACTTTGCAAGTAATGAGCACTCAACAACAAGCCAATAATAACCAAGTAATAGAAATTGAACTCACAGGCGGCAGTTTTAAAAACTCCTAGTTTATGGCATAAATAATATTAGGAGCAAACAATGTCAAGACCCAAGCCAACTGTGCTGATAGAGCATACTGATAAACACACTTACAAGACCGAGCAAGTGCTGGCCTCCGAAGGCGTTTGGGCAGTGTTCTATGACTCTAAGCCAATTAATCTTAAAACAGGAAACATGCTGACTCAGTACCCTGGGCCCAAGTATAAGAAAGTATCTTTTAGTAATCCTGGGCACGCCAAGAACCTGGCAAAGAAACTAAACACACAGTTCAAAACAAACAAGTTTACTGTGGTGTTACTGACTCAGGGGACACAGGTGTACCCCGATGCAAGATCGAACTAGGCTGACACAGAGTTGGTTAGACCAACTTGATCCTGAAATACGCCCAGCATTGGCAACAGCAATGATCGAATGGTGGCGCAACATACGTGACACTGGCGGCTTGGGGTTGACCAATCTTGGACATACTTGGCTCACACAAGAACTTAACATGCCTGTGTGGGAATATTATATCCCGCACAAAAATCAAACCAGTATGAGCCTGGGTCGTGTGCTAGTGCTGGACCGACACTGTCCTTGTGTGTACTGGTTTGAGATGTCTAGCAAAGCGTTTCACTTGAGTTTTTTTGACAGTAAAGAAGCCATGACTTACAATCTCTACGGCGACTTAGGTCGATACTTGGACATGCTAAAACGCAGTTGACTTAACATTGCACCTGTGTTACAATGTAGCACTCAAGTACTACTTTTACCAATTTGACATAAATTCGCTCATGTGCTATAATAATAACATGATACAGCAAAAAGCAACTCGTAAAAAACGCTCAGATCGTACCCATATTGTGTACAAGATCATGTCGGGTTCGGACTTCTATATTGGTGTAACTGCCAAAACTGAAAGCACTGTGCTCAAAAGCCTAAAGACTCGTATCAACAAACACATTTACCGCAGCCGTAGCGAGAACAAATCATGGCGCTTATACGAAGCAATTCGAGAACGTGGCTGCGGTGCGTTTGCATTTGCAATTGTTGCAGTGGTACGCGGCAAGACAGAAGCACACCAGCTGGAACGTGCACTGATACGCGAAATGCGTCCTAATCTAAACACTGATGTGCGCGGCATGGTTTAATAACTGCTGATGCGCAGCTAACATAATTAAAGAATAACACTAACGAAAGGCTTAACACATGACCGAAGTAGAAACAAAAATTATTGCAATTATTGCAAAAGAACTTAGTCTGCCCCAGCAACCTGAGTTGACTGATAGCTTGGATAAATTTGAGGCAGACAGTCTGGACCGTGCTGAAATTATTTTCAGCATTGAAGATAAATTTGGGATTGAACTCAAGATTCCCAACAAAGAAACTGCTGTAAAGATCTTCAGTACTGTGCAATCAGTTGCTGACTTTGTGACTGGTCATTTAAAAACAAAGTAGGAATGTATGCAATTTTTACCTGAACTTGAATTGATTGATCGATTGTGCATTGCACGGATCAAGTATGAGCGTACTAATGCTAATAACCAAGAAGAACTGGACTGGTACGAAGCTCGTTACCGAGAGATGCGAGCACAGCTATCTGATGCGCAGTGTAACACACTTGAATACAACATTGCTGAAATTACCCGAATCCATAATCAGATCTGGGATCTTGAATGGCAATTGAAATCCGGTGTGGAACAGATGCTAGAATTGGATGAAATTGGTCGCCGTGCTATTGCTATCCGCGACTGGAACAACAAACGTATCACTTACAAGAATTCAATTGCTGAGCTGTTTGGACTACAGTTAAGAGAAATTAAAACAGATCATCTCAGTGACAGTGAACAGTTGTTCAAAACTGCAGACACTAAGTAAAATTCATGCTAAAATAAGTTTTAGAGGGCTATAGCTTAATGGTAAAGCGTTCGACTCATAATCGAATGAGTCTAGGTTCAATTCCTAGTGGCCCTACCAAACCTGCCTGTATCTCAGTTGGATATAGCATCAGATTTCTACTCCAAGGGTCGGCAGTTCGAATCTGTCAGGGCGGACTATATAAATAAAAGAGAATTGTTGTAATTCCTTCGAAGAAAAGGAATCCAAGACGCGGGGGCAGTGCCCGCCAGGTCCACCAAAAGCATTACTCGCTAGGCTCATAGCCTAGGGCAACCATAAGAACCATATTGGAGAATGCTTTTGATGGGCCTGACACAGGATCGATTGGGTTAGATATCAGAGACGGCAACACGGTAGGCGATGACCGTTAATCAAGCAAAACACAATAACTGCTAACGATGAGTTATTCACTTTAGCGGCCTAAACACCGCTTAGGGTTTTGGTAGGTTTCCTCGTAACAGAATAACCTACCCACTATTTTTTAGATAACGGTCTAAATGAATCATTTTTACAATGCTGATGAGTGGGAATATACTACACTACTGAAACAACACCATGCCAGCCTTGTGCAGGAGTTTGATCAATGGTTGCCGGCGCAGTGGATCCAAAATGCTGAACACAAAATTGACCAACAGGGCACATGGCATTTTGTTCCGTTTTTGACCCGAGGAAAAACTGTAGAATATTTTTTACATCAATGTCCTACTGTGCAAAAAATAATGCAAACAGTGCCTATTTTTGACAATTGCACGTTCAGCATAATGGGTCCAGGTGCAGTTATCAAACAGCACCAAGGTCATG